CAGGTGATGTAGCTAGTATAGGGCCTATATTATCATCACTCATTGATAGTTCAGTTAAGAACGATGACCAGTTAGTTAAATTAGCAACGATTGCTACAAAAATTATAGCAGCAGAAAAGAAAACCGAAGGACAAGATGGATTCCTTACTGAATTTGAGAAGAATCAATTACTCAAAGAATTGGAAGAAACGAAACAAGAGGTAGAAAGAGTAGATGATTTAGAATTTGAATTGGAAGATTTAAAAAAGAAAATGAAGTAATATGGGATATTTAGGCACAGGTAGAACTGTTGCATCAAACAATTTAGATAATGGTGCAACCGGTATTTTAACAAGTGATATTGGATTGGTTTATGATATCATTTTAGATGAAAATCATGAGTATTTAAAAAAGTATAAAGAACAGGATAGAATAGCATACATAGGTGCGATATTATTTAGATATATTCTTGATAGTAAAACTCCCCCACCTACTGAACTTTTTTTAGCACAACCAAAAGATAAAATACAAAAAAGTTTACCTGTTGTAAATGAGAAAGTACAAATAGTTGATAGTGGTTTTGGTCCACTTTATATTAGAAATCAAAGTTCGGTTAATATTAATAATTCCGCAATAATCAATACTATAAGTACATTATATGGAAAACCAGAAGACTTAGGACAATCCCCAAATGTAAATTCATATAATAGAACATCGGAAACTCAAAGTCCTGGAACAAAAAATAAAAATGAAGCTGAAAAATATAATAAATTTGGAAATTATTTTGTTCCAAATAATAATATACATAAATTAAAATTATACGAAGGTGATACTATTTTAGAATCTAGATTCGGCCAATCAATTAGATTTTCTGGATATAATAATAAAGTAACACCAAATCCAATAGAATCACCCACTTTAATAATTAGAAACGGTGAATCTCCGGTTAATTTATTAAAACCTACAATTAATACAGTTGAAGAAGATTTAAACAGAGATGGTAGCATAATAGCATTAACCTCGAATGAATATCAAATGGATTTTCAACCAGGATTTATTGATGCAAATTCAAAATCAAATTTTGAAACAAAACCAGAATCATTTGTAGATTATCCTCAACAATTAAAAGGAAATCAAATGTTATTAAACTCCGGTAGAATAATATTATCTGCCAAAAGTGGTGAAATGATATTTTATTCAAAAAAGAATTACGGTTTCATTTCAGATGGTGGACTATCAATCGATAATAAATTAGGAATTGATGTGAATGTAAAAGATAATATAAATATTCTTACAAATGATAAAGATGTGTCAATAGTAACGGGTAACGGTAAAATATTTTTAGGAAGTAAAGAATTAGAGCCAATGGTAAAAGGACAAAAGTTGGTTGAAATATTAGGAGAACTTTTAGACGCAATTGGAGAATTGCAATTTAAAACACCCGCAGGCCCTTCTGCAATTGGTTCTGAAAATAGAAAAATATTTGAAAATATAAAAAGTAAATTGAATAATATTTTAAGTGGATTTAATCAAACTGCATAATATGGAAGCTACTAATTTATTAAATAAAGGACAAACACAAATTAACGAGCTTAAATCAAAAATACCAACTGATTTAAAATCAATATCAAATGTTCCAAATATACCTGTAAGTGAATTGAGTAAATTTGGAGATGTAAAAGCTGGTCTACAATCTTTTACCGGTGGTGCAAAAAATCAACTTGATGCTGCTAAAGGTAAAGCAAAAGAAATGGCGGAAAAATTAAAGTCCGTTAAAAAACCAAATATTCCTAATTTTAAAGGAGTACAAAAACCCCCACCGTTTAAACCACTTAAACCATTTAAAAAAGCGGAAGCACCTAAACCAAATATTTTAAAAAATAGAGAAAAACTTGCTATGAAAGCCAAAGGTGGTGTTGAGAGTGTTAAAAATATGGCAAATAAAGCAAAAGGATTAGCGTCTCAAGCGGAAGGGTTGGCATCAAAAGCAAAAGGATTAGCTTCTAAAGCGGAAGGGTTAGCATCAAAAGCACAAGGATTGGCGGGAAACCTACAATCGCAGGTTGGGAACATATCATCACAGGCACAAGGATTAGCGGGAAACCTACAATCTCAAATTGGAAATATATCAACGCAAATACCAAATTTACCAAAATAAAATGAGTTGGCTTAGATTTAAACAAGAATTAATTGATAGACTTTGCAATGCAAATCAGGTTCCAAATATAGAAACCGTAGCAGACGCATTTGCAAATGCATACGATGCTTGTATAAAAAGAGGTGGCACAATACCTGATAATATAAAAGTTTCACAAGGTGATGTGGCCACTATGAAAACTCTTTTTTTAGCGGCATTACAAAAAGGATATACAAAAACTGAACCTTATGATTTGGTAGGTGAAATGGGAAAAGGAGTTCAGGCATATTGGACAAAAGCACAACTTCAGCCATTTCCATTACCACTACCAACGCCGGTACAAATATCAAGTAATGTATTACTTAACACACAATCCGTAAGTAATATAATAAAAAATCCAGGAAAATGGAAATCTACTGATGGGGTAAATTCAGATACGGAAAACGATAAAGAACCACTAACTCCGGAACAAGAAGAAAATAAAAAGAATAATAATCAAACTGATAAAAAGATTTTATTAGTAGGTGATTCTATAACCGTAGATGCAGGGTATACGTGGTCATCATATTATAAAAAAACTAATAGTAAATCAGATGTTGAAATACTTGCAATTGGTGGTAAACAATTAACTCTATGGATGAAGCCGGAATTGGAAAAGAAACTAGCTACAACCAAATATGAAAAAGTTTACATATACGGTGGTACGAATGATATATTTTCTGCAAGAAAAGCAGAAACGGTACTAACTGCATTACAAAGTATGGTAGATTCAGTAAATAAAAATGGTGGAAAAGCCATTGTAGTTACAGGATATGATTCTGAAAAAGATATGTTTATTGAAAATATGCCGTTGACCAGATATGTAACAACAAAGGATGGGTATATACCATATTTAGAAGAATATAGAAAATATCAAAGATTAATTGAATCTACCATAAAAGGGGCAACTATTATTCCTAAAGTTTCGGTGGGACCAATAAAAGATGGATTTCATCCGGTGGGAAAACAATCAAAAATCTTATCCGAGCATATAAACAAATATTAAATGTCAGCAGTAAATCCAAATAATAATTGTGGAATATTGATAGATGAGTTTATCAAAATGGCAACCGAGCATCTTCAAACGGTTGAAGGTGCGATATTTACACTTGCATCATATTCACCAGCAGGACAAATTTTACCATCGCAAGTTGCTTGGAAAGGTTATTTTATTACACCAACGCAAAGAGAAATTGATTTAGGACAAGGATTTGCAATTGCAGAATTAAATACAAATTATAAAGCAGGAGAAAAGAAAAGTTTAAATCCAGATATTTTTGCAATTGCAGAAGATACAGGTGAACAATCAGAAACCGGTGTTGTATATCCCAATCTTAATAAAGCAGATGGTACGGCCATTAAAAATTTTGGAAATACTGCAATGAAACTATATATTCGCCCGGACAATTCGAACCGGTTACAGGACCAGCATCTAGTAGAGTTTGGTATCTTAGAGGTCCAACGCCGGCCAGAGAAACATCGATATTTGGGTCTATTAAACAAATCTTACCTGGAGTTGATAAAGAGATAATAAATTTTACATCCAATGATGATTGTTTATATATAAGATGTACAAATGGAATTCCAACAAAAGATGCCAATGGAAAGTATATAAACAGACCAAATAGAGTTTATAGTTATCTTTTGCAATTAAGAGCAAACTCATCTTCGGTGGTTATAGGTGGAACAATATTTAGTAGGTAAAATTAAATTCCCCAAAAATAAAGACTTTAAATATTTATTTACATAACAAATGATATATGAATACTGATAAACTTTTAGAAGCTATACAAATATTAGTAAAAGAGGAAGTTAAAAAGCAACTTCCTACAATTATAAAAGAGGTAGTTAAATCGGAATTGAAAAAAACTCTTTCTGAACAAAAACAACCTAAAAATACTGGTTTAAGTATGGCAAAAGCAATTTTGGGTGAAGAAAAACCTAATGTAGTAGAAACTAAATCAAAAGAATTTAGTAAAAATCCTATGATTAATCAAATTCTAAACGAAACCAGAGCAGCTGTTTCAACTGGTGATGGTGGTTATAGAACAATGAATTTTGGACAAGGTGATATGGGTTCGATTGTAGGTAGAACCGCAATAGCTGAAAAAATGGGCTATGGTGATTTTGCCGGTGGAGCTCAAAAAACTGGATTGGGAGTTCAAACCGGTGTAGCTGAATTAGATAAGGCTTTCAATAGAGATTATTCTGAACTTGTAAAAAGATTTAAGAAATAATGATAATACTAGGTCAATATATAACTAAAAGTAATAAGAATAATCTTGCTGATTATGCAATTGGTATGAATTATCCATATACCATGACTAAAGAAACTTTTGATAAAAGTTATACTAATATTGAAGCTTTAAGAGCAAATGTTTTAAATTTATTAAAAACAATACCTGGAGAAAGAGTATTTAGTACACAGTTTGGAACAAACTTACATTCACTTCTTTTTGAACCGAATAATGATGATATAGAAGAAAAAATATTCAAAAGTATAAATGATGCTGTAAGAAAATGGATTCCTCAACTCTCAATTCAAAGTATTGAAGTTTCAAATACTGATTTACAAAGAGATAATAATACAGTAACGGTAAATATTACTTTTTCAGCACCATATGTTGATAAGGATTTTACTGTGAGTGTTGACTATACCGGTAAACAATAATCAATAAAGGATAAATTAAATTATAATGGCGTTAAAATCAATAAATAAAAATTTTAAAAATAATGGAAAGGATATAAAATATCTTAATAAGGATTTTTCGCAATTTAAAGAAAACTTAATTGAGTACACAAAAACTTATTTTCCAAAAACGTATAATGATTTTAGTGATGCATCACCTGGTACTATGTTTATAGACATGGCTTCTTATGTGGGTGATGTTTTATCGTATTATATAGATGATACGTTTAAACAATCATTAATGATGTATGCGGATGATATTGAAAGTGTTATACCATTGTCTAGATATTTGGGATATAAACCAAAAGTTACAACACCATCTACCGTAAAATTATCTGTCTATCAACTTGTTCCTTCTATTGGTAATGGTGCAAATAATAAACCAGATGAAAAATATTATTTAAGAATTAAATCTGGAATGATTTCACAATCATCGGATGATTCTATACAATTTTATACGGTAGATATTATAGATTTTAGTGATGAAACTAATAGAGAAATTAGTGTATATCAAAGAGATGCTACAACTGGAGACCCATCATTGTATTTAGTTAAAAAATATGTAGATGCAGTTTCTGGAAATTTAGTATCAAAAGAAAGAACGTTTACGAATTATGTACCGTATCAAACTATTAATTTAGATGAAACAAATGTAATTCAAATTGTTGATGTTAGAGATTCTAATAATAACAAATATTACGAAGTTCCTTATTTGGCACAAGAAATGGTATTCATTGAACAACCAAATATAGAAGCAAATGATCCTGATTTATATCAGTTTAAAGCAACGGTACCATATATTCTTAAAACATTAAAAACACCAAAACGTTTTGTAACGGTGATAAATGCGGATAGTACAACTACTATACAATTTGGTGCAGGTGACCCAACCGCATCGGATGAATTATTAATTCCAAATCTTAAAAATGTTGGACTAGGGTTACCAAATTCAATTAGTAGATTGGAAGAATCATTCGACCCAACTAATTTTTTAAAAACAAAAACATACGGAACATCTCCGGCAAACACAACCATAACTGTGAAATATTTAGTAGGTGGTGGAACATCTGCGAATGTAGGTTCACAAACTATACGAACAATTAATAAAATAGAATATGATGAAGATTTAACGGATTTCAATTCTCAAGAATTGGCGTTATATCTTAAAATGAAAAATTCAGTTGCAATAGATAATGACAATGCTGCTATTGGTGGTAAAAGTGGTGATAGTTTGGTAGAAATAAAAGAAAACTCAATTGCTAACTTTGCATCTCAAAATAGAGCAGTAACTGCAAAAGATTATCAAATAAGAGTATTATCAATGCCTACAAAATTTGGGTCTATTGCAAAATCATTTGCAACTGCAGATGGTACATTAGATAATAATTCACCATCATCTATTTTAGCATCACCAAATCATTTACAAGAATTTACTGAAATAGTAATGAATTTTATTAGACAACCTGATGCAGATGAACCAAATGAAGCGATTGTTAAAGAACAAATTACAAAATTTTTAGTTGGTAAAACATCAAATGAAAATGAAAAGAATAATCCATTTGCTATAAATTTATATTTGTTAGCATATGATAATAATGGTAATTTGACAAATATTAATAGAGCATTAAAAGAAAATATTAAAACTTATTTAAATGAGTACAAAATATTAACGGATGGTGTTAATTTATTGGATGGATTTGTAATTAATATTGGAGTTGATTTTGAAGTAATTTGTTACGGAGATTATAATAAATCCGAAATATTAATTAATTGTATTAACGAATTAAAAGAATATTTTAGTATTGATAATTGGGGTTTTAACCAAACTATTAATTTAAGTGAAATTGAATTATTATTGGCAAACGTAGAAGGAGTACAATCAGTACCGTTGTTAAAAATAACAAATAAATGTGGAGGGAATTATGCTCCACATTCATATAATATTGATGCGGCAACTAAAGATAAAATTGTATATCCATCATTAGACCCTTCAGTATTTGAAATAAAGTTTCCTGATAAAGACATTAAAGGTAGAGTAAGATAATGGCATACTATTTTTTAACAGCATCAAAAGATGCATCGGTGTATTTACAACAACCAAATCAAAATACTGGTTTAGATGAAATACTTGAAGTGAGTAAAGTCTATTATGGAAACGTAAAAGATATTTCTAGAGCATTTTTAAAATTTGATACCGAATATCTATCAGCATCAATAGCGGCAGGTAATATTAGTTTAGATGAGGCATTGTTAATTTTAAAAGAAACAAAAAGTGAAGAACTTCCTTTAGAATATACTATATATGGTTATCCGGTATCACAAAGTTGGGAAATGGGAATTGGTACTAGATTTGATAATATATCTACTCAAGGTATAACATGGAATTATAGAGAAGGAGATTCTGAACTTGAATGGTTACCTGCGGGTACATTTGCAAATGGCTCTAGTGGTTCATACGATGGCCAAGGTGGAGTTTGGTATTATACAAGTACATATTCTGCAAGTCAAAGTTATAATTATCAAACTGCCGATTTGCAAATGAATGTTAAATCTATGTTTAAAGCATGGATTAGTGGTTCTATAAAAAATGATGGTATTGTTGTAAAACACATTGTTGATTTTGAAAATGATGTTAATGATTATGGTATATTAAAATTTTTTAGTAAAGAAACAAACACAATATATCAACCGAAAATTAGAATTGGGTGGGATGACCAAATATTTCAAACAGGTTCATTAACCCAATTAACATCGGATGATATTAAAGTTGGTATTAAAAATTTAAAGTCATCGTATAAAGTAAATACAAATCAAAAAATAAGAATTATAGGTAGAGAATTGTATCCGTTGAAAACATTTGTTAATTCGTTTGCTTACAACGATACGATGTATCTTCCAACATCATCTTATTATCAAATTAGAGATTATATATCAAATGATGTTATTGTTCCATTTGGAGAATATTCAAAAATAAGTTGTGACAGTGATGGTAATTTTATTAAATTAAATTTCTCAAATTGGGAAGCAAATAGAACTTATAAAATTGAATTTAAAGTAGTTTTAAATGGCAACGAACAATATTTTGATGAAAAAATTTGTTTTACTTTAGAAAAAAATTAATATGAAGAATACCGGGCTAAAAAATGAAGTTGGTGTTGGAAAAATATTAGTGAGTGGTTCTTTGGTTATTAATACAAAGAATAACTCAGGAGTATATACATTTGATAATAAAGCTGAAAATTCTGGTATTATATTTGGTAAACTTACTAGACCGGTTTATGATGAAGATGAATTAATAAAAGCGATTGATACGCAAATTTTTGAACTTCTACCAACCGAACCACCACCTGTTGAAGATACGGTTTTAAGGAGAATTTATAACCCAGTAACACAATCAGTTATTGATTTAACTGCGGAAGTTACTCAATTAAGTAAAACTATTGATGATTTGAGAGCAAAAGTTATTGAGTTAGAAATTGTAACCGAAAGTTTAAGAATAGATGTTGATAGAGAATCTTTATCAGCCGCTACTTCACAAAATGAATCTTTTCAATATGGTACAAAGATACAATCATCTATAACCGATTTACAAAATGCAATTCAAAAGGCAACATCTGAGGCAATTCAGAGGGTTTCATTGACTGCCAGAATTGCATCATTAGAAGAACAGAATAGAGAGTATAAAGAAAAACTTGAAGGTAAAGATGCTAAATTAGCAGAAGGTTCTAAAGTTGGTATGGATATATCTTTAAAAGTTCTAAAAAAAGCGGATGAAGCGGGAGACGATGTTTTATTTAATACTAGACCCGGTAAAGATAAGGGTAATGTTAATTGGATAAATGGACCAGATGTTGAAGTGTATAATTTTGGAAATGAATCCGTTACAGTTAGTTTTGAAACAAGTGGCGAAACCAAAGATGCTCTACAAGCACCGGCTAGTTTTACACTTGAGGCAAAAGCTAAAAAAATTATAATTTTAAGTACGAACAAAGATAAAGTTAAGGATATTAAAAATGGTAGAGATAAACTTTATAAAGGTTCGTTCATAGCAAAAACACCGTCATCAACCGTAACTTTAACGGTTGGATTACAATTACAAAGAGGAGCTAAATTTTCACCATAATGGCAGCAATAAAATCATTTAAGGAAATTATTAATAATAAAGGATATCGAATAAATAAATCCGATAGAGAGTTATTTGATAGAGGCGATATACAGTCATTTTTTGGATTTAGTGAAAATGATTGTATCGAATTTAAATTATACGATGTTAATAATAATGAACTTCCTGTTACTGGACCTTTTACCGCATATTCTAATGTAAAATATATACCTTTAACAACAGAGAATATTAAAGATTATTTTTTAATAGCAGAGGGTACAATATTTCAAAAGTATCAATTTCCAACTGAATATTTTATAGATGCAGAAAGATTAATTAAAGAATCTGGATACAATAATGGTATTTTTAGAGTAGAAATTACTTTATTAAATAAAAGGGTTGGTGGTGAGCAAACTGGTAACAAACTTTGGATTTCCGAAATATCTCCATCTAGATTAGAAGTTAGATTATTTCCAGTAGAAAATAACAACGCCGCTTTTATACAAGATTTAAAAGAAAGATATGGTATTTTCTACAATAATGGAGAATTTAAAGAAGATACATTAAAATATGCAATTCCTGCAATTGAAAGTATAGATGCAAATTACATAGGAAAAGCATTGAAAACTAAATATTCGGAACAATGGTTTCAAACATTTTTATCGGAATATAAAATTAATGGATTTGATATTTTTTGTACTCAAATTCATACTGCATTTGTACAAGCTAGTATATACGAATTTACAAATAGAGTATCGGATATTAATAGTTTACAATATGGAAAGCCTAAAACGGTAAAAGCACCAATATCTCTTTCAAAAGAAAATATAATAAATTCATGTAGAATAATTTTAACACAGGTATTAAACAAATATTTAATAAATCCAAATCCACAATTTGGTAATAGTATAATTGATAATTTAGAAAGTTTTGATGCAATACAACAAATTTTACAATCAAAAACTTCTGATACAAATATAACTACAAATACGCCTACTGTAAAAGAAGCGGTACAAACAAAAACATCTAATGTAAAAGTTGCACTTGAAAAAATAAAAACCGATTTAATAACAAAAAATTTACCAATTCCAAAAGAAATTATATTACCAGATGTTCCTATTAATATACCAATTAGTGAACCAACGGTACGAGAAGTTCAAGATATTTACCCAAAACGTTATATGATTGAAGACAAACGAATAAATCCATCTGACCCTTTTGGGTATTCTAATAGTGATGTTGTTATGGACAGAGATATGGTTAGAAATTTAGAATAGATACGAGATAAAAGAATTAAAAAATGGCAATATTTGACAAAAAAACTGGTGAAAAGAGAAAAATAAAGCTCGCAAATAAACTTGGTATAAAAAATTTAAAAAAAGATACCAATGTAGTTGATGGCGCGCTAGATTCGCTTACCAAAAGTAATGCCAGAACAAATCTATTTAGAAAATTAGGAGAATCTACTCCGGTTGATGGAGTTATTTTACCGGATGGTAAAGCTGCTGTTATTAAAAGTGAAGATGTTATAATACCAATAGATAGAAATTTACCTGGAACTTTTAATCAAGATGGATTTTTTAATTTAAATATTACATCAAATCCTTCTGATTCTGTAATTTATGTAAACGGTGAAAATACTTTTAAAACAACACCAAATAGATTATCATTTAGTTTAACTGATGTATTAACTACCGGTGGTAAAACAATTACCGTAGGTAGAGATGGATATGATAGTTATAGCGAGTATTCAATAACGGTAATTCAAAATCCTAATTTTGAAGAAACCGTATTTGATAATGTACAAAATACAATAGTAAATAATGATGGTCAATATAATATAGTACCACAAAAACCTATATACACAAAAACGGCACCTTATACATTTAAGATAGATTATATAGAAAGAGGAGTTCTACAAACGTCTGATGCAGTAATTGGTGAAAATGAAGTAAAAGAATTTGTTTTTAATTTAAATAAAAAACAAGTTACATCTACACAAGATGTAACTGAACCAACAGCGTATAATGTAACGATAAACGTTAAGGGGCCAGAAAATTCTATAAATGTAACAAATTTAAAATCACAGGAAAGTACTAAATTAAATAGTGGAGTTACTACTTTAATAGTTGAAGTTGGAACAACGCTTCAATTTACATCTATAAATAAAGGTGTATATTCTTTAAAAAATGCAATAGTAACTACTGAAAATTTTAAACCTAAAGAGTTGTTGGCTAATGATACGGACTCATTAAGTTTTGAATACGCGGTGGATGGTAATACGGTTGTAGATATTATATCAGAAGAAACTAATTTTATATTACAAACAAAACCTGTAATTACAATAGTATCTCCTGAAACAATTAAAAAATATAATATAAATTCAAAGGAAGATTTTATATTTGCCGTTCAATCGCAAAATGCTACTTCCATTGATGTGTATGTTAAAGATAAAAAGTTTAATTTTGAAATACCTGGTAATACAATAGGTGGATTATTGAGCAGACTCACTAATGTGAATCAAAATGAAATTCCACCAACAATAATTAGTATTCCAAAAACTATTTTTACTGAAATTGGAAATTATAAAATATTTTTAGTTGCTAAAAATCGAGATTTAGAAGAACAGCCGGTTGAAATGGGATTGAGTGTTGTTGATGAAGTTTTTGTAGGAACTCCTGATATATTAAGAATAAGTTATCCAAAAGAATTAAAAGGACCTGATTTTGTTGGTACTGATGTTAATTTTAAACTTTCGTATGAATCGTTAAATACTGATTTCGTAAGAATACATGTCAATGGTTCTTCTAATTATTTTCAAGAAAGTTCTAATGGAAATTTAACATTAAATGTTAAAAAATTAATTGAATTTTCTTCATATAACGGTCCTTTAGAAAAAATTGTACTTAATTTATCTCTCATTCCTTATAATATAAGTGGTTATGAAGCCATAAAAGGAAAAGAAGAATTAATTTCAATTACATTTATACCGGGAGATTTAAAAATTCCTAAAGAACAGGCAATAAACAGAATTGCTGATATATTTGTTTCTCAAATGGAAACAAATTCGTTTGGTAATGATAGGAGTAAATATTTAAATCACATATTACATATACCGGGCAAAGATAATCAAGTTATTGCTACTTGGACCGGTAGTTTTGATTCACTGATTTTAAAATTATATGAACCTTTACCGGTTAATATAAATTTAAATGAACAAGTTTGGATTTCAAAACCTCAATCTAATACAATAATAGAAACGGTAAATCTTGTAACAGAAACAACTACCGTTTGTAATACTTTAAAAGGACCAAATTTTTCTTTACAACCTGATAATGGAATAGAATATCAAATTTTTGAAGATTTGGTAGCTAGTGGTTCATTTACCTCAACGGATATCGTAAATGAATATGCTATTAAAACTGGTATAGATACGCAGAAATTAAATATAGAATTTGTAAGTGGTTCAACATATCTTTGGGATAATTTTGTACACTTTAGTTCTGCGGAAGAAAGAGTTAAAAACTTTTTTTATAAAGTACAACTTGTAGAATATTATAAGAATTTATATGAATCATTATTACCACCAACATTCGCAGCGGGTGTAGTATTGACCGAAAATGGATTTGAATTAGTTACCGAAGATGGTGTATATACACTTCAGTATGAAGTACAATTATTTTCAGGTCCTTCACAAATGAATCAAGCTAAAAAAGCATTTGATAATTTGAATGAATTGTTGAGAGGAATGGATGCATTTGAAAAATGGCTTTATAAATCAACTGATGCGGCATCATATCCAAAAACGTTAGTATATACGCCTAATTTAATACCATATTATCAAATAGTGCCAACCGATAATACGGCAGCAATAATTTGGTATGATAATATATTACAATTAGCAGAAGAATATGATGAATTAAATCCTAACTATTTGGTAAATAATTTACCGGTATATATGGTTGAGGAAGGTCTTCATGATGATTTTATTTTATTCTTTGAAATGGTGGGCCAACATTTTGATGTTATTTGGTTGTATATCAAATCACTTGCAAACTCAAAAGCAATTGAAGCTTCTAAATTTAAAGGAATTACAAATGAGCTTGTACAACACATGCTTAAATCATTGGGTTGGGAAAATAAAAAAGCATATAATTCTCAATTTCTTTGGGAATACGCATTTGGATTGAATAAAGATGGTAGTCCAAAATACTCTACTTCTTTAAAGGAAGCAAATGAAGAAGTTTGGAGAAGAATACTAAACAACCTTCCATATATTTTAAAACATAAAGGAACTGGTAGAGCTATGAAAGCTATTATGGCTTGTTATGGTGTACCACAATCTATGTTGACGATAATGGAGTTTGGGGGGCCGCAAGACCCAACAAAAGGTGGTAGTACTAAATTTACTTTTGATGATAGAACCGCTGCAATTTATTTAACCGGCAGTTCTTCGGTAAAAGTTCCTTGGCAGTATTTTACAGGAAGTTTAAATTATCCAAACGCAATAGAATTTAGAATGAAACCTTCTAAATTACCAAATACAAAATACAGTTTAATAAGCGGTAGTGAATGGAGTTTAGATTTAGTACAAACTACTGGTTCATTTGGTAAATTAGAATTAAATTTTGGTGGTGACCAATCGGTAAGTACTTATTTCGATGAACCGTTTATTAGTGCATCGGTTTCAACTTATTATATTGTAGATGCTACATATGACCCTTACTCTTTCGGACCGGATTATAAAACAGGAAGTTTAGATTTCCCAATATCTACTGAATTTTATTCAAACGTAATAATCAATAGACATGATAATGCGGATTCATCTTCATGGTTTGAAGTGTGGTTAGGAACATCCGATGGACAAAGAATTATTACATCAGTTAGCATGTCTTTATTGAGTAATGATACTCAATGGACAAGTGGTTCTAGTTTACAAATTGGTGGAAATGGATATGATGGTAATGTAGATGAATTACGCTTATGGAGTGAACCATTGTCTAGAAGTAAATTTGATAATCATACTTTATTTCCAGATGCTATAAATGGTAATCAATATAATTCATCAACTGAACATTTATTATTCCGTTTAGATTTTGAATATCCTAAAAATAGAATTTTAGACCCCTATATTAAAAATGTTGCTATTAATAGAACATACGATGGCGAACAGTCATTCGCAACTGCAAGTAATATGTATTCGGCATCAGCTTATCCGTACCAATATACTCCATATGACAGAACGGTAACGGCTAATGTACCATCGGTTGGATTTGGGTATTCTAATAAAATACGTTTTGAATCAGCATCTTTAGTAACTGATTTATCTTATAAACAAAGAGCAACTAAAAAGGCGTTTGACCAATCACCAATAGATTCAAATCGTTTAGGTTTATTCTTCTCTCCAATTAAGGAGTTGAATATGGATATCTTAAAAACATTTGGAGATTTTAACATTGATAACTATATTGGTGACCCAAGAGATGAATATAAAGATGTTTATACTGAATTGGAAACATTAAGAGAATATTATTTCCAAAGAATGAATCAAAACATTAATGAATATATTCAATTGGTAAGATACATTGATAAATCTTTATTTGATGTATTAGACGATTTGGCACCTGCTAGAGCTAAAATTTCAAAGGGTTTATTAATCGAACCGCATTTTTTAGAAAGAAGTAAAACTAAATGGAAAAAAGCAGAGTCAGAAAGAAATGATTATGATAGTGTAATTGATACGAGAGAAAATGTAATATTAGAATCAGAATCTATTCCAAAAGATGCAGTATTAGATGCACAGACTGTTGCAACTTTAATCGGTGAAAGAAATGATTATACTGCTTCAGTTTCAAATACCGATTTAACGATAACAACTGAAACTCCTTTTTATACTTCATCGATTGATTATTCAACTAATGAAACGTTTACGGTGGATATACCATCATATACCGCATCGATACAATGTCCTACTGGTTCATCTTTAAGTGGTGAAGTGGATGCATTTACATTTGAAGCAATTGGAATGGAAAGAGATTCATTGGCAAATGCTGGATTTGGATTATATGCTAGAAATGGTAATACGATTACAAATACCTTTGATGGAGTATTTGGAAACTATTATATTACACATGTTACGGCATCAATTACGGGTGGTGATAGAAAAAGTGTATTTTTAGTAAAAGAACAAATTAACAAAAAAGTATCAGTTCAAACTGAAGGATGGCCGGCAACTAACATTCCTGGTCAGCCGGTAAAATACGAAACCGTTTTAGTAACAAATTACAAATATAAAGTTTCAACATTACCTTTTAGTGGAAGTATTGGTGTTGGTGGTGATATAACCCAAGTAACGGCTATAAATGGATACCTACCAACACATTATAGATATGTGAATGGATTAGGAGAAGGTATGGTTCGTTCATTTTGGAAAGGTTCACAACAAACGGCAACAACTACACCTGATGGACTATCTCCGGTAGAAACGTTTACAACCAATCCTAACATTCTTAGAGTGGCTAAGACTGGTAGAGGTAGTGGTGAACCAATATTGGAAGCAGATTAATAAATTTGAAAATACTAAATGGTTATATTTATTTTAGAATTAAAGCATAAAAAC